GCTTTTGACTTTATTATAACTTGGAGAGAAACACGCACGAGGCCGAATGCTTACTCTCTTCTTATTTTTGCTGCTGTTTCTTTCAACCGTTTATTGAAACAATTCAGTTCGGATTTGAATATCTTTTCAGCATACTTGGTGCAATCATTCTTGCGGAGCATTTCTTCCATTTCGTTAAAGGCGTTAATGTACGCTTCTTTGAATTGTGCAGCCACCCTGCCAGTGAACCCCATAGCCAAAAAGGTGAACCCATCACGAGTTAAATAGTACATGGGTCTTTTTTCACCTTTTTTATCGACATATTCAACGGGCGCAAAATTGCGCTGGTTAAATAACTCACTACAATCCAATGATTTAATAGCCCTTAATACATCTTTATGTGCTTTGCCAAAATACTTGGCAACCACCAATGAAGAGGTTACCGCTTGTCCATCTCTTACTTCAATCAAATCAATTTCACATGAAGAAGAATTTTCCATTTTAATAATTTCTGTTCTCATATTCGTTCCTATCTTATGTGTTTATACTATCTTTACAACTAAATTCATAATGCGCATAATCGCATTATGTGTTTATACTATTTTGAGCGCATTGCCTGTGAAGATGGTGCGCTCTTTGCTTACCACTGTTTTACCTGTTCTTTCAATTCATCATATTTGCCGTTCATCAGCATTTCAACTTCACGATGAAAGTTTATATCAGTCAAGCGAAACTCTATCAAAGCACACTTGTACGCATCACCTTTCTTATGATTGTTAATAAGGCGCATCATCTGTTTGCTATCCAAGCCGTAACCGTTTTTGCGATTAAGATTCACAGCTCTTCTTTTATCGCTTTCTCTTAGTTCTATTGTTTCCATAATCTTTATATTTTAAGTTATTTATTCATTTCTACTTTGCTCTGACTTTAATCACCACAATATTGAGAACCCATATACCCACGGCTATTTGAATTGTAGCAGTCAGACCAAGTAATCTTACTATCATTGTAAGATGTACGCTCTACCGGCTTCTGGTTGGCTAACATAGCCTTGATCTTAACTTCTCTTTCTTCTGCAAACTTGATAGCGTCTTTCGCCCAACGCCAAGCGAGTTTCAGGCATTCGCCAAAAGTTCTGCCCATTCTTGAACGGCTATTGTAGAAGCGGTGAGCGTCTTTCATTATTTGAGATAAGTTGTAGCGTTTCATATATCTATCATTTTATAACCACGATGCAAATGTAAACCGTTCACTTTAAATAATCAAACAAAATAGAAATATTTCGCTTTACATTAACTCAATTTAAGAATAGCTATCGCTTTACATATTTAAAAGTATGTATATTTGCACAAAATATAATTTAGAATAGTTATGGCTTTACGAATAAAAGAAGTTATAAAAGAGCAAGGAACAACTGTTCAAGAGCTTGCTGATAAGATGGGAATATCCAGAGTAGGATTAAGTCAACACATAAATGGCAATCCTTCAGTAGAAGTATTAGAACGAATAGCATCTGCTTTGAATGTTCAAGTTTCAGACCTTTTTGAAAAATCTTCCGATGAAGTTATAGGAGCTGTTCGCATAGGAGATAGCACCCATGTTATCAATAGTAAGGATGATATTAAGAAGTTAGCAGAGAATTTATAGAATAAACAAATTTTGTTTTTAAGACAACAATTAATAGTATATATTGTTATTTCATTATTTAATAACACTATATTTGCACAATAAACTAACCCTATAAATCAATGGCTCAATTAATAATTAAGAACATAGGACCAATAAAAGACATAGATATTACATTAAATAAAGTAAATGTAATTATAGGTCCGCAAAGTTCAGGTAAAAGCACTATTAACAAAATTGCATGCTTTTGCTCATGGGTAGAAAAGAAAGTTTCATTGGAACAATCTTTTGACTTTTTTCTTAAAGATGATAATTTCATTACTAATTTAATCGTTTTTCACAAATTAGATGGATATTTTTCCAATGATTCAAAGATTATGTACGCATCTTCTGTTGTTAAGTTTTCTTTTGAATATAGAAGTAAAGTTCCGACTTTTGAATGGATAAATCAATACAATTATATTAGAACTAAAATTTCATACATACCTGCTGAACGTAATATCGTTTCTATGATATCTGATTGGAAACAAGTCAATTTACCTAAAAACAATATTTTTAATTTTATGTCAGATTGGAATATTGCAAGAAAAGTATATACTGTTGACAATGGCTTGGATATTAAATCTTTAGATACCAAATATTACTATGATGAGAATCAAGATATTGATTTTCTAGAAACATTGGACGGAAACAAAATCCAATTAATAAATGCTTCAAGTGGGCAGCAATCTATGATTCCTTTATATACATTAGTCAACTATTTTACTAAATCTATTTATGAAGGAGATAGAAACGACAACATTGATAATAAAGAAAGAGATGCTAAATTATTAAATATAATAATATCAAAATCATTATCAGAAGTTATTGATAATAAAACAAATCTCAATAACGAAAAATGGCTACATCAATATTTAAAAACGATCTTAAAAGTCACAAAGGAGAATGAGAAAATTCATTTACCTAAGGCTGGAGAAACTTTTTTAAGTTCACTATCTGACTATTTTACTCATTTTATCCAAACAAATTATACAAGTTTATACATGGAGGAGCCAGAGTTAAACTTATTCCCTTCTACACAAAAGAATTTATTGTATTTCATAATAAGTTCAATAAAGGAGAAAGAACATAAGTTATTTCTAACAACTCACAGTCCATACATACTCTATTCATTAAATAATTGTATAATGGGTTGGCTTGTGAAGAATAATATGCCCAAAGATATTGCAAATTCTTTGGAAAGCTACAATTCATGGATTAACCCTAAACTCGTTTCTGCATGGCAAATAAAAGATGGAGAAATATTTTCCATTCAAGAGCATCATACTAATAGTATTGGGAAACATTATTTCAATGAAATAATGAACGAAACGATGGACGAATATTATACAATGCTTAATTATTTTATTCCAGAAGAAAAATGAAGAATAGATTATTGGCACAATTACCCCAACATAAAACATGCCTTTGTTCTATATACAATCCTCATCTATATATTGTAGACTGGAAAGATTATAATAAAGGAGCAGTTGAAATTTCTGGCGCTCAAAGAAATGTTATTAACGCTGTTCATATATTAAATGAGAATAATGTAAAAGTTTTTTTGATGCATTTCCTGAAAATGCATTACCTATCACTAAAAAAAAGCGTTCCAGACAATGTGAATGTGTTGTTTTTCCAATAACTTGTGATCAAGATGAATGGATTTTATTTATTGAAACCAAATATGCAAATAGTATTCATGCTGCAAAGAATCCTGATTCAGATTATCCCTATTGTATGGTACGTCAAATAAAAGAAACGGTCTCATACTTTAGGATGAAAGGAATAATTTCAGAAAATAAAATCGTTCATGCGATTATTGCTTTCCCTAATCTTATGGAAGGATTTAATTCATGGGTATTCCCTATTAAGCATGATGGCATTGAGGAATCTATCTTAGATATCAGAATCAATGATAAAATAATCATACGAGCTACAAACCATGCTCAAATAGTAGATGATACAAACATACTTTTACTTTCATAAAGTAAAGCCGGAGAAATCCGGCTTTATCCTATTTCTTTTTCCTACGATTAGCCAATTCCTTACCACTGATTCTATTCACTTTTTGACCACCATATACTGCGTGTAATTTATCCCGTTGCATCATCAGCAAATTCCGATAAGGGATAACCTCAAACACTTCTGTATAACTCAAATGAAGCGTGTCAATCAAATGGGCTATCTGCCCGAAGAACGTTGTGTTTCCTACTGTTTCGGTCTTGCTGCCAGCATCGACACGTTCCTCATCGAGCTGACACACTGAAAAGCCGAAATATCCATCATAGAGAAACAGACTTCCAAGGCATCTTTGACTTCTTCAAAAGTGCCGTTCTCCAATTCTTTGACCAAACTATCATTCCCGCAGATGAAGCATGAAATACCTTTCAGCATATCTTCAGTAGCTTCAGGAAGCTCTTTAATAGCTTCCATGACATTATCTCCAGTCATGCCGATATTGGAAAAATGATGAATGGCACGACAGATAATTTTAATTGTAGGAGGTTTAATGGTATAAACCATCCCTCCTATCTCCACATTCATGAAATCCAGCCCTAACAAAGCATCAGAAACCGTTTTTGCTGCTTGATTCATATTCTTAAACTAAAAGGGGGAATGGTATATATCCATCCCCCGGTTATCACTCTTGTGCTTTTACCAATGTTATCTCTTTTTTAAGAGTGGTATCAACTTCAGAAGGAGTGGTTTTAATATCTCCTGACTGAGTGACGTACCCCACTTTCGACACTTCATAGTGAACGGTAGCCCCAGCATTCACCTGCTTTGACTTGACCGTTGCACCGTCCAGCTTTACGGTCGCATCGGAAGGAGTAGGTACAATGGTTACTGTAGTTCATGCCTGCAAAGCTTTAATCTGCCCTTCTTCATAGTTATACTCAGAAGAAACACCTTCGATTCCCGGTTCCTGCACCAAGCCTTTTACAGCGATTGCAATTGCCTTATCCGTATTGGCTTCACGGGAAACAATACGGCATTTTGGGAAGATGAACCAGACATCATCATCGGTCAGACAGAACAATGCTTTGTTGATAATAACTTTATCCAAAGCACGCTTCCAACCTACATCTTTAGATGTTGCCTGAATAACATCGCCACCCATGAACGCTTTCTTGGTCTTCCAGTCATATTGTCCGATAGAGAAAGCGGGCGATACTTCTCCCGGCACATCATCGTAACGGTAATTCTTTCCCGTTAATTGGTTCTTGTACCCGGTGACAGAGGCTTCCGTTTCCTCAATCTGCCACGTTTCCCCGTGTACATTCAAAACCTCATCTTTCGCTTTGATAGCGGCTTGAATCAAAGTCTTTGCGATTTCGGGGGTAATGTCTGCCGTTACCTTATCAATGTCGGCAAACAAGATTCTTTTTATTCCTACTGCTGAAATCATAATCTTATAGTTTTACATTTATTACTTCAAATAAAATTCTCACATTCACGTAATGGCATTTCAAAGCTGTATCCGCTTCCGTGCCAATTGATTCGATAGAATAACGATAGGTTGTACCGTCATAGGTGCTTACTACATCATCAAGCAGCTTGCCAGCCTTTCTTTCGAGTTCGTTAAGCCGGATTGTGTTCGCTTCATTCTCGCTTAAATTGGGTACACATAGATTCACTTCTGCGAAAGATTTCTTCCAATACTTTCCCGGCTGTTGTTTCTTCGTGTGGATGACAATCCTTTCGGACTTCAATTCACCCGTCAGCGTTTCACCATCAGGCACTAGATCTATTCCGAAAGCCTTGCAGTCCCGGTAGAGGATGTTTCCTATGTCGGTAGTTACTATCATTCCACAATCTCCCAATCTTCTGCAAATACATCACTGATAGACGGAACCCATGAATCAGCGCGTCCGGTATTCTCATTGTAAATAAGACACTGGCTTGTGTAGTCAATAAAGCCCTTGCCTTTCAGAATAAGGTCTTTTGCTGATTGCGGAATAGATTGCATCTTGGGGATAATATCACTATCAATATGTGCTGGAACCTGTTTGAACACCATTAATCCTTTTCCGTTCCAACCGCTTCTACGAATTGGAAAACCTGCTTTGAGAGCCATAATAGCCATACCAAAATTCATCTTTATTACTTTTGCACCATCAGAACCTTGCATACGCTGTATGCGAGTATCAAGAAGCCGTATATAGTCGAACATTGTACAACACTGCATTTCCAGTAAACACTTGTTGTACATATCATTAACGACTTCATCCATTTTCCCTGAATCTATGAAAGCGGCTAACTTTACATATCTTCCATTGACTTCTTCGGCTTCTATCTGCATACGGTCAAGTGATGTATCGGCGAGTTTATACGCCTCCTCAAACGGTTCCGCTGGCGACCAACTCTCGTACCCGTCAGCATATTTAACGTGATAACCCATGCGCTTTGCATACTCTGCATCAGGCACTCTGCCAACTTGTAATAAACCTCTTTCATAAGCCTCGCCCATTGTCATAGGTTCTGCTTCAATCTGTTTTGTTCCAATGTACTTTTTCATTTTTCAAATTCTTCTTTTAATCGTTTCTCCGCAAATAAAGCAGCACTACTCAAAACATCATACCCTTTAGATTCTACGAATGATGCGTATTCCGCTTCGTTTTTTCAATGTCAAACCGTCTTTATTGACATCGTAATCATTGGACGTTCTCAAAGTGAGTGTATGGTCTTGATAATCCCCATGTTCCTCTGCGTACTTCACGGCTTCATCGCCTACATCAATCATCTTCTTTTCGACCTCCCATTCTCCTTCATCGAAAAAGGAGTCGACATCTGAGAAATCGAAATCTACATCCATAATTCCGAGTAGTTAAAGTAGTTTGTACTCTTCACTGTATAAACTTCGCCTTGACCTCTTACGCTATCACCATCCATGCAACGTACTTCATCACCAGCCTTGACAGTAATTCTCTTCTCGCATACCACATGATAATTCGGACGATACACAGAGCCGTTATCAGATGAAAACTCTTTGGTAGTGTTATCATCACAACGGCATTTGCACACCTCCTGCCAGCTTTCACCACCTGTTCCGGGAATAGGTCTGCCAAACTCATCCTTATCCATTGGGGTGATAACTTTTACCTGCAATATGTGTGGGGCGAATATCATAAGAAAGTCACTTTAGGCTTATCACTCAATTCGTCTTTCAAACCGTACCGCTTGCACAGAAATGAATAGTAATCCTTAATGCCTTGAATGTTCCAAGACATAGAAAAACCGCTTTCGCTGATGGAAGTGGCACGAAGCAATAGAGAGGGGATGAACTTCGCAATTGCCACCGACACCCGTGTTTGGCAATCCTCGTTCATCTCACCCCCTCCGCTTATCTTTGCGTTCAGACATATATCGAAAAGGTCAGCCTCCGACAAGTTAACGCCGAAGGTCTGAAACTTCTGTAATATATAATCGTTTACTGTCATGCGTTCATCTCACTCAAATCGAAGTTCACAATCAGGTTCGGGTTCGCAATCTGCGGAATCCATTCGGCTGTGTATTCCAGATAGCGACCATTGCCGTCCTTGTAACCTGAAATCAGCATATCGCCATCTGCCTGAGTGTAATTACGTCCCGGTACACCATCCACAGCTTCATAAGGAGTGTGGAAGCGCATATAACCGATTTTATCCTGCGGAAGCAGGGAAATACGACCATCTGCATAAATGGGGATATTCTTACCTGTTTGGTCTACCACATAATCTTCCTTGATTTCAATAGCCGGAAGTCCGATACCTGTAAAAATGGTAGAAGCCAGTTGCGAGGTGATAAGCCCGGTAGACATATACATTTCATTGCCTGTAAGCTGCATTTTGAACTTATCTCCAAATTCACTTGAACCGATAATATTCTTGATGAATGTGCCACGGCTCATAATCATCTTGGGGAATGTGCCATAAATAGATTTCAGCTCATTCAGTTTCTGCTGCAAGTAAGTGACGAAATAGTCTTTATCCTCTGTGTCCGGCTTGATAAACTTAAACGGCAAGTCGATGTTCAATAAGTCAATTCCTCCGGCATTGTCGTCCTTGTTCTTCACGCTTGCTGCTCCAGTCATCAACAGAGAGCCTACGATAATGTCCATACGCTTGTGCGGTGCCAGCAATACCTGACGGTAATCGTCATAGATGAAGTCCACGATGTCACGCATGGCTGCTTTCTGGTCTTCCGGTTTGGCGGCATTATACTTATCTATCAAGTCCTGCAAGTCAGACAAACGGTCGATTGAGATTTGATAGCGGTCACCCAAATAGGCAATCTCACCATATCCGGAACCGATATTCCTGCGTTCACGGATAGGCTTTTCGCCATAACGGGAGTTGATGGAACCAGCCATCACGCCAGTAACCTGACCGATGTAGTCTTTAAATACACGAGTAGTAGTCCTACGGAAGCCCAAATACTGCTGCCAATAAATTGTGTCCTTTCTTGTCTTGAGGACACGCTGAATCACTGCATTTACAATGTTCGGGTCATTAAACAATGTATGAATAGTTAGCATCATATATTAGTCCTCCTTTCTTTATTTTGCCATTATACCTGCGTTTTTCAACGCTGTCAATAATCCGTTAAAGTTTTCTACCGACACCGTACCAGATGCATCATTCACTTTGGCTGCCTGCTTTACACCTCCAAGAGCAGAAGTCGTAGCTGCTGTTAAAGTATACTTGTTAGCTTGTGCTGCAACCCCATCCAATTTGACTTTATCTTCCTTACTCATCAAACCGTCCTGACTAGAAGAAGCCTTAGGAATAGATACGGCTTCTTTTTCTTGTTTGACATCCAAAGCGTTAAACTGGAAGTGCGGCATATTCGCCTTGTCAATATCTGCGAAAGGCATTACCAGCTTGGTCGGTTCGATTTCAAACGCACGCATCAAAAGGGAAACCAATACTATGCCATCCTCTACCTGCTTCCTTTCATACAGAGCTGAATTTGCGATAACTTTGGGCGTTGTACCATCTGCGGCTGTCGCTTCGTAAAGAACTGTTCCAGCTTCTAGATTTTCTCCAAAGTCTGCCGCTAACGTCAGCTTATCAAAAGCTTTGTCAGCCTTGTCAATAGCGTTGATTGTCGCTCCATGCGCACCGTTACCCAAGTGCATACCTTTGTAAGCCAAAGAACGTTTCTTGATTTTCAATGTGGTATTGGAGCCTGTCGTAAACTTCTCATATACTTCCACACGGATAGCCACTTGGGATGTTTTCTTCACCAAGTCAGCTGCAATCGGTGTGAATGAGGGCAAGTACGAGCCGACAACGAGGTTGGTTGTGTCCAACTTATACGGACCTCTGCGTCTGCGTCCGGTTTCTACGTCGTAGCGTTCTTCCTGCTCAACTTCCGGTTCAAGATTATACTTAAATCCTGCTGCCATAAAATCACTGTTTTTGTTGTTCTACAATTTCTTTAGTGTCGTCTGCAATCATTTTCGCAAACGCCTGAGTCTCATTCTCCAGTTCTTTTTTTGCTGTATCTGGAGGAACTACACCCTTAAAGCCGTCATTCGCAAACTCCTGCTTCAAGTCCTTGAAGTATGCGTCCAAGTCCTCATCGTCCTTAATGGCGCATCGTTTGGCGTAGTTTTCGGGAATACCATACTCCTTTGCCTTTGCCAAAATCTGCTGGCTACGTGTTGCTTGAGCCTTTTCTGCTTCAAACTGCGTTAGCTTATCAGAAAGGTTCTTGTTGGAGTCAATTAAAGCTTGCGCCCATGCAGGCACATCGTCTTTATTCTCTTCCGTTTTGGTGGTTGTGGTAGTCTCGATTGGCTTACCGTCTTTAAGGTTATGCCTCTTCTCGTAGTTAGTCACTGCCGTTTTTGAAGCATCCCCGGCACGGAAATCACCATAGGAATTAAGCACGTCCGAAAAGCTGATACCCTCAATAATAGAGTTTACCTTTGTCTCGTCCGTTACACCCTCTGCCTTTTTAGTAGCGATTCGGGTTAAGATAGCAGTGTCCACCCCAGCGAATTTCTGTTGTAGCCCTGCTAAGATTTGTTCTAAGATTGTCATACCGTATGAATTTGATTTATAAATTTCTACGGTAAATTTCGCTATTTATAAAGAGGGTGAGAAATAATCAGATAGGTGATACACGACAATAAAACGATTGTCGTAAAATGGTATAAAAAAAGGCGTGAAACCGAATGAATCACGCCTAAAATATATCACGACAAAAACTTATACTTATACTCCCAACACTATATTTGCATCAATATTTAGCTTCCGGCTTATCTCACGAGCAACTTTCAAGGTTGGTTCACATTTACCAGATATATAATCACTTAATCGTGATGGGCTGACACCAACCAACTTTGCAAGTGATTTTTGATTAAGCCCCATTTCGTACATACGAAGTTTAAGAACATCCACAAGTGTTGGTTCTCCCAATGCAAAATGTTCTTCGGAATAATCAGCAACCAAATTAGAAAGAAGCTCCAATTCTATGCTATTTGGGTCATTCAAAGGAGTATCATCTTTCACTAATGGAAGAAGTTCCTCTACTCTTTTCACCGCCCATTCATATTGGGCTTGATTTTCTATCTTTGTCATAATCCTAAATATTAGCGCAATCTATTTTATCATATTCTTTATGAGTACCAATAAAGCGAATATACACAAACTGAATAGTGAATTTAATCACTACTACCAAACGATAGTTATTGCCTTTGATATTGAAAACATAGTGTTGATTACCTACACTATCAACGCTATTAAACGTTTTCTTAATATCGGCAAAACAGGTCCACTTGCTTCTTTTCACAATGGTAGTCCATTCTTGCAAAGCGACCTTTGAATCGGGATGGTTCTCTGCATATTCTTTTAATGCTTGTTCGGTAAATATTCTCATTGGTTACTCAATTATCGTGTGACAAAAATACATATATAATTCTATAATTCAAAATTATATTCTAATATTTATAATTTAAAAGAGCAAAAAAAATAGCGGCAACTCTTTGAAGCCACCGCTAACTATTTTTCTTATACTAAAACTATAAGTCCCGTAATTTTTCTAACTAAGAGGCGTTTTTCTTTCCCTTATCTCCGATTTGCTCATTCTTTGCTGCTTGTTCCTCTTTGATTTCTGCAAGTTCCTCTTCTACCCTATCAGCATTTCCGGCAAACATGATTCCCTCACGCGTTGACCAGATGCCACCACTGACAGCGGAAACGGCAGTGGTCACCTTATCATTCAAATCATCAATCATATATGGAACCAGTTCTGTTTCTATGTCAATGGTCTGCGATGCCTTGCTAAACTCGGTTGGATTGATAGAGCCTAAAGCGGAAACAATGAAATTTACTCTCCGCTGCAAGAACTCACCGATAACCTCACCGTGATTTTCTACCGCCATATGTGCACCCATGAACATAAAGCGGAAAGCGGTTCCTGATGCTTTGCCTACCCCCTTCAACGTCTCAAAGGATATTCTTGGAGTGTTTGACATATCATAAGCCATATTAGTGAGTGTTTCTGCTTCAAAACGTACCGTATCCGGAACTTGGTTCCACGTCAGATACTGGGCATCCGCACCTTCACCTGTAAGTTTGACCATTCTATCCTTAACCTTACCCATGAAACCCTCTACATCACCAATTAGCTTCAATAGTGGGAAGAAATGGTAGTCTATACAATCAGCATAATTGGATAATAGTTTCTCCAACCGGACCCGAAAAGTCTTTATCTTCTTGCAATAAGGTTCAGGACGATAAGCATAGAGAACCGGTAGTTTTGGGAATCCATGAGTAAAAGGAGTTCTTTCTTCATACCCTTTAGACAAATCCCATTGATAAACCATTTTGTCCGTGATAGTCATAAAGCAGGTGACCTCCGAATCATCCATGAGCTTCTTTTTATACTCACGTGAGAAAGCAATCATTTTACCTTCGTCGTTAAAGAACGGGTATAGCTTATCACCTCTGAATGGAGACCATAACACGCTTTTCAGTTTCTTGGTGGGCTTGACCTTGCCACCGAACGTAGTCTTAACTTTCTTCCAAAACTTTGCCCAAAACGAATCATCATCGGTAACATACCAATATTCTGCCGCTTCTTGTTCGGAGAGCCAGGCACGGACAATCTTCTTGTTTTGGTATTTGATTTTGTTGGATTTAAATACAGCCTTTACCGCATCCAGCAGCTTCTTTTCATCATCATCAGTCGGAATGCAATCCATAGACGGTTCTGTGCCGACCGTGAAAGAAGTTTGAATGTTCACTATATCTTGTTCCAATGGAATAGAAATACGGTTCACCGGTTCAGTCTTATACTTTGCTTCGATTTCATAAGTCTTACCCGTTTTTTCATCGAAGTGCTTCTCTGCTTCTTTTTCAAGAACCTTTCTGTCCGGATATTTCTTTTTGTCAACCATGATTTCATGTCGTTCCGGATTCCAATCATCCCAAAGTTTGCAACGGTCGGGAAGTTCAGTCTTCCTACCTTTCTTCAGGTAGTTTATCTTCTGCCCGATGTCAGGCAATGCTAATATTTCTTCTAAATTCAATGGCATAGTTTATATTTTTAATGTGTGAATATTCCTGTTAAATCTTTCGGCTTCTGAATCTTACCAAGAAGCTCACCCAATACATAGTAACGTACAGCATCTATTCCGTGATTGTCATGGTCTTCCGGTTCGTTGATATAGTTCCCGTCCTTATCCTTTGCCCAAACATACTTTCTGAACTCGCTTTGCAAGTTGTACGAGCGTTTGGTTATATAAATCTCCATATCTTTCATTTTGTCAATTCCGGCATTGATAGAGCCTGCACCTTTCTCTACGGCATATATCTTGATTCCTCCGTTGTGTATCTCTTGAATCAATCGAGGGTCAGCACTGTCAGCTATGACTTTCAATCCCCACGGGCGAAGAGTCTTGATGATGTCAGAAGAAAGCAATCCAGTACGGTAATCCACTTCATCCAAGTAAAGGGCGTTATCAACGATACCACAACGAATGGAAGCAGACGGGTCATGCGTATAACCGAAGTCTTGCCCGAAAGCAATTTTCTTTGCCCAAGCCGGGAACTCGTCAACAATTCCCCACTTCTTGAACACAGCACCTTCTGCAACGTCAGCCCACCGGCCGATAACCACATGAGCATACTTTTCAGGATTACTCACCTTTATATCCTCTACCTCTTTTAGAAACTCCGGTGAAAGATTCTCCAAATTATCAAAGTAAGTCGTATGAATGTGGAGCACATTCGGATGAGTGGAAATCTGAACCTGCACACCGTCAATCTCTACCAGCTTGTGAGTTTTCTCAATGTATTTCTTGTAGATGAAGTGATTGGAATCGCATGGGTTCATTATAATGATAATCCGGTTCTGAATACCCTTCTTGCGAATGGAGAGCATTATCTTGTCGAACTCATCTTCGCTTATCCACTCTTCCGCTTCATCGCAGACAAAAGTCGTAATGCCTTGAATGGATTTCAGTTTTGCTGTCTGGTTTCCGGAAGAAGTCTTGATACCCCGGAACATGATACGGCTCTTAGTCATCTTATTGACTATGTCCGTCTTTGTGGTCTTGAAATATTTCGTGGTACCGTCCAAATCTATCTTCTCCATCATTTCGGGGATGATAGACATACCGGCAGAAACCATCGTGTAACGGGTGTAAAGAATCTGATGAACTATTTTCTCTACGGGAGTCATTTCAAAAGTCAACCGCTCAATAAAAGTAGAAGCATTGAAAGACTTTCCGCTACCACGCCCACCGGTGATAAGAATTATAAATTTTTCCTTATCCTCATATAATGGATGGTAAATTTCTTGGGGTACTATCATTTTAGCTTGTCTTTAATCCAGGAATCAATGTTGATGCCATGCTCTATGTCTGTTGGAATATCAGCGTCTTCATCTTGTTTGCGCTCAATCTTTCTCCAATCTTCATCATGGTGGTACAGCCAAACGGACATTGCTTGCAAATTAGGAGCCAACTCGCTTTCGCTAACTTGTAATTCGTCCTCACCTGTCAAATTTCCCTCTGAATCACGGAGCTTTCTTACCACGGTGCTTTTGGTTTTTATGCCACCGAGAGCCATTGCAAGGAATTTAGCCCTTACAGTGGCATTGATTGTCGCGCGCCCACGCGCTAAGACTTCGGATATTTCGGTGTACTCACTTTTCTTTTCGCAGAATGTTTGAGGCAAAATCCCTATGGCATAAGCAATTTCCTTGTCAGTGAATCCCTTTTTGGCATACGATTCCACGAGAGAAAGAAATTCCTCGCTTGTATAATCAAACTTAGGCTTTCTTCCTCCTTTACCTTTTCTATTTTGAGATTCACTATTGCTCATAATTTTAACCGTTATTGTTACCCATATAGACACGGCGAGAAATTGGCTTGTTTCCATAGACATCAACTCCTCTTTTTGAGAAATAGCTATCTATTTTCTCAGCATATCTTCCCATTATGGATTTCGTTCTATCCCTTATGTTTCTTTGTCTTGCAGAACCTAACCCGTATTGTCTTCCAGCGTTGTACATTATTCGTCTGGACTGCTGATATAACTGGCTATATGTTTTCTTTCTAACTCAGCTTTCCTCCCAATAATTAATCTATTCTTTCTACTTGTTCATCAAAAACTTCTCCCTTTATAAACTTCATATCTGGTTCATACCCGAACCTTTCGCAGAAAGCGGCTTTAGCTTCATAGGTATCGAAGGACAACATCACATAGGCATCCATGTTCTCAGCTTGCTTCTGTGCGTTTTCTTTCACCTGATGCTTGACCTCTTTCATGTGGGCTACCTTTTCAGCACGTTCCAACTGTTTGGCGGCTTTATCGGCTTCTTTCTGTTCGGAAACTGGGACCATCATATCAGACAAAGCATCCGCAATAGAGTTTTCCTCTTCGGTCTGCAAAAGATAGTCGACACCAATCATGTTTAGGTCAGCATCGGTCAGTCCTGCATCTTTCCAGTCTATATCAGGAACAATACGAGCGAGAGCGTCAAAATCCCATGTACCTTGTGCGTTGGGATTGTTCATTAGAATATTCAACTCTTTTTCCTGCTGCTCGTCCACGTCAATCACATCAACACGAATGCGGTAGTCATTGTCGGGAAACTTCTGCAATTCGTCCATGACAGACAAACGCTGATGTCCACTGACTACGGTAAGCCCGGTACGCTTATTCACAACTATTCCACCTACCAATCCGAATTTCTTGATGCCACGTTTCAGTGTCTTACGTGATTCATCGGAAAGTTTCCGGGGATTATAGTCTGCAAAGTGAATGGCAGAGCGGTTAAGTTCCACCGATTCACTCTTTATGTATTTTGATAATTCCATATTAGCCATTACTTAGACCGAAACCTCTCTGCCGAAGAGTATTCCTTTCGGCTCTTGCTATAAGATTATCACGAGATTGTTTTGCACGCCTGCTTGCAGCACTGCTACTCCATGTATTTTTTCTTCTCCAATTAGCTTCGCTCAATCTTTCTGCCTGAGCATATATCTGTTCTCTTGTCTTTCTTTTTCTGACTCAGCAATCCTCCTTATTAATTTTGTTGATTATGATACTCCCAAAGCACTCTTTCAGCCATCGGGAAAACTTCGTAAATTCTCTGTAAGTCCTGTGGGTAATTCTTCTCCATCCAAAGCATACAGTCAAGATTGAAACCGACACCCGAACTGGCTTTCAATGAATATCGAACTGGTTCGGGTAAATTGTGCTGCCTCATATAAGCAAGAATATCCTTTTGTGTCCAATCAGCCAAAGGATAAACCATACCGTTATTCTCGTAACCGTTTACCTCATACCCTTTCAACATAAGTCTACGATTCATACCATCAGCTTTTTTCATGCCCAAGAATGTATAATAAACTCCATGAGTAAGTTGCATAGCCTTTACCACATCTGCCAACTTCAACAGCTTTACTTTCGGATTTGGCACACAATACATACCGCCACGGAGAATATAAGTGAGATTCCAATGTGGTACTTGAACAAACTCTATTTTCGGATATTTGGCTTTAGTCCAGTTTATCCAACGGTTAATATGTTCCAAATTCTTAACGAAATACATGAACACGCAAACAATCCGGTCAAACTTCGGATAGACTAAATCAAGCAGAACAAGCGAATCTTTACCAAGTGATAAAAACAGTAAAGCCTCATTCGATTTTACCCGAATGAGGTCTATATATTGACTCGCTTGTTCTACTTTGTTCATAGCTAGCCACCACTTAAACCAAATGAAGTACGAAGACACTGTAACGCTGTCTGCGTGATCCTAACTGTGTGGCACTTGCTGTACCTCTACGATTGGCAACCAATCTACCACCTGCCCCTGCACCATTCATATTTCTGCGAGGCCCGGCTACTCTGTTAATTCTTCTTGCGACTCTGCTTTCTAATTTTAAAAGTTAAACAAATCAATCTATATGTTTTTCTAATATCTTGCCCAAAGTATAATTCATTTGTGCAGCAAGATATTCTTCGCCTTGATGTTCGTAAACAATATCATTACCGTTTTCATCTGTGAGAATAACAGCTTCTGCTGCTTTCACTTCAACGATAATATAAGGACGTTTACCTGTATATGCACCTGTCAGAAGCTTGATTGCATCGTACTTGATAGGCTTCAATTCTACCTCACCTTCTTCAGGCAGTTCTGCATCAGCCGGATATTCTTTACCGCCACATAGGTAAGTGATATACTTCTTAGCGTTAGTTGGTCTGATTTCACGGTATTCGTGGGTTTTCTTGCCTGCCAAGATTTCATCGAAATACTTCTGTTTGATGCTTAATGTAAGAATGTTCATAATCGTGTCAAATTTAAATTAATACTCAATAGTTGCGGGGGGCTGAATCGAACAACCGACCTTCACCAAGTCAAAGTGAAAAGCTACCACTGCTACACCCCGCGATAGTACCCCAAAGGTACTACCACAACCAAAGATAACGAAATATCTTCAATCGTTATACACGACAATCGGCTTATTGTCGTGAACTAAGCCATTTATCCCGTCTTTCTCTACACGCCTCTAAGGTAGGCGCACAACAAGCAAAGAGTTCACCACTTTCAGTACGGTAATCGTACTGGTACATTCTCACTCTTTTACCTCTCAACCTGGTGTTGTAGGTAGTGTAATTCTCTTTGCCGGGCTGGCATACGCTGCAACCGTTTACATTTATTGAGTTCATAATTCAAGTAATTGTTTCGTTTTATCCACGTCTACAAAACTCGTCCACCCTGCTTTATGCAGTTTTATAGCTGCCTCTCTGATTGTGATTTTACCACTCTTGACACTTTCTTTCAAAGATTCTAATACATTCTTAATTCATTTTCACATTCAATCTTTCTTCACTCGTATAAGCCACTACAAGCCCAGTTTCATCATGCTGTATGGTGATGTACTTTTCACCCCTCTCTATAGTAGAGAAGTCATAAGGGGTTACCATCTTACCCAATACCTTGCCCAGTTGCTTCATCAGTGGGGCTTCAGGGCTGATAACTAAAACTAAATCTGCTTTCATAATCGTGTATATTGTGGTAGCCATAAGGCTACCGGATTAGAACTCAACCAATATCAATCTTTCTAAAGAACCTGATGCTTTCACCCACATATGATTATGTCCGAAACCATAATCGAAAAACAGTTTAAAATAAGGGTATCTTACTATTAAAGAGCTCATACAGCCTCTTAACTCGTCTTCTGACATACAAGAAGTTATTTCATTGATAATTTGAACGAAAAGGTGTAAAACTTCTGGTTCATTATTCAATAACGGTTTTTCTATAACTGCTTTTAAAAATATATTTTCTTTCATATTCTTCTATATTGCGCAGGGCTTTCGCCCTGCTGGTTATTATGCTATCTTTAGCTCTTTAAGTCT